ATGGTAGTAAATATCAATCAAGCATCGTCAGCATTGCCAATATCTAACGATGTGGCACAAATTCGCACAATGGTGCAAGGGTTATTTTCTACAGATAATCCTAATCAACTAGCACCAAGCATAACAAACTACTGGCTCGATTATGTACATCAACAAATTCAATCTCTATCAAATGTATACGCAGTCGAAAAGCGGGAGTTAAAAAACCGCCTCAATCAAGCAAAACGTCTTCATAAATCTCAAAATGTATTAATAAGTGGTAATTTTGAAGATACGTTTGAAGGCGCAGGATGGCAATTTGGTCATAATGTATTCACCTTACCAGGAGATTTACAGTATCCCGTTCATCACTTAGTACTGCCACCCTCTTCTCTAGTGCACCCATCATATGCCTATCAAATAGTTCCAGAGTCTGCCCTCAAACCCTATACACGCTATTATCTATCTGTTTTTGTCTTACAAGCAGATTCTTTACACATTATAGCTTCTCGTTATGGGCGAACAATGGATAAGATGGTAAATATATCCTGTTCTGCAGCAATGCCTACTTCTGCAGAAGGCGTCATCAATAGTCCACACTTCTTCCAATACGCGATTGATGTTGGTGAGCTATCCCCAGATGTAGATTTAGGAATTACAGTTGGTTTCACTGTACCATCGGACGGATTTGCCAAAATTAGTCATGTTTCACTCACAGAGGGACCCCCGCTAACAGCTGCAGAAATACGACAAGTGCAACATCAAGATAAACAATGGCTCGAACCCTATATGGATCAACAGGCACAGATCACTGCAAGTTTACAAAACGCAACCAATCAACTGAATGAGATATATGGTTCATCGAATTGGACTGGGACAATTAAGCCAGATGTAACATATGCAGACTTGGATAGCTTAACTATATTACAATGCGTTTCTTCTCAGGAGGGAACGATTCCTGGTATGCCAGTACAAGATAATTACACGCAAGAAACAGCAGCAATCTATGTAGCAGCCCAGCGTGCTTGGAATCAATTAGAATCCCGAAATTTAGTTCCAAATGCTTTATTTTTACAAGCAGCACAACACTGGGAAATAGAGGGAACAGTCCACTTTCCACGAGGGGACAATAATAAACCCGCCTTAACGTTGTCAGATTGGGATTCTAAGGTCTCCCAAAGCATCACGTTACCACACCGTGGAGAAGAAACGGAGTATCGCGTTCGTGTTCGTGCCAAAGGAAACGGAACGATTTACATTGTTCCACCAGGAGATCAAAACCATATGCTATTTTTTAACACCTCTCCATTTACAACGCAAGAATTTTATTTTTTCCCGGATGCAAGTACAACACATGTAGATCTAATCATTCAATCAGAAGGTTCAGAATTTACCATTTATTCGATAGAAGTACAAGAAATGACAACAGACACAATGGGGACTTTACAACCAGTTGAGCAAACTGAAGCATCAATAATGACATCCAACCTTTCCATGGGGTCACAGGCGATCATGACAACCCCACTTTCAAACAGCTCAAGTTCAAATCATTGTCAGTGCAATCAAAAATAAGCATTCCGCTCATATCTCCAATAGATATACCAGCAACTGTTCCCATTCATACCATGAAGTAAATACGAGCAAACAAAGCTACAAAATCTGGAATCTATTTTTATCCACTCAGGTTTTGTAGCTTTTTTATTACCTCAACAGTCATTGACTATTCTTCCTGTAAATTTTAAATACAACACACTGTAAATGGTTAAAAAAGTGAAGTGACCCCTAAAAGTTAGACACGGTTATTTCATTAGGCAGCTTGATAAAAGTGAGTCCGGTATTGTACTGGGCTCATTTTTAATTTTGCCTTAATCCGTTTCGTATTATAATAATCTATATATTTTTCTAATTCTATTTTAAAGTGCTCTACATTTTCAAATTCTTTTATGTAGAGGAACTCCGACTTCATAATCCCAAAGAAATTTTCTATTACTGCGTTGTCGTAACAGTTGCCTTTTCGAGACATACTCTGGACGATAGCTCTTGATTCAAGTGTCCGGACGTACTGTCTCATTTGATAATGCCATCCTTGATCCGAATGCATCAGTAGCTGGTGGGTTTCAGGTAAACGTTCCAATGCTTTCTCTAACATGCCTGAAACAAGCGAATACATCGGTCTAGAACCAATTGTATAGGTAATAATTTCACCATTATACAAATCTAATACAGGTGATACATACAGTTTTTCTCCAAACAATTTAAACTCTGTGATGTCTGTTACCCACTTTTGATTCGGTGCATCTGTATGAAAATTACGCTCTAAAATATTAGGTGCAATTCTACCGACTTTTCCTTTATAGGATTTATATTTCTTCATACGCACAACACACTTTAACCCAAGCTCTTTCATAATGCGCTGAACCTTCTTGTGGTTCACTTTCTGGCCACGATTCGTTAATTCATCACGAATGCGACGGTAACCATAACGACCTTCATTTTCCTCATAAATCGCTTTAATCTCAGCTTTCAAATCGGCATCTACATCTGGACGATTCATTTTCTTTACTAAATCATAATACGTGCTTCGAGGAATAATAGCTAGCTCCACGAGTGCCTTGACCGAATATTTATGCCTTAATTCATAGACTACTTGCGCTTTGTCTTGTTTTGTGATTTTTCCTTGTTTTGAACTAAGGCATTTAACTTTTTTAAGTACTCATTTTCCATCTCAAGCTGTTTAATGCGTGCTTCAAGTGCTTCGACTGACCCTTCAGCTAAAGGTTGTTTTAATTGTTTATTTGAATCTTTTTTCATGGATGGACGCCCCTTTTTCTTAGATTGAAGGGCATCAATTCCTTGTGTGTCGAGCTGTTTTTTCCAAACAGAAATCGTTGAAGGGGCAGGAATATTAAAGATAGCTGCCGTCTCAAATAAGGACATACCGTTTTCAATCATAAAGTTTAGTACGTCTAGTTTAAATTGTTGTGTGTAATTTGTACATCGTTTTAGAAAAGCTTCCAGACCATTCTGTTTATATTGGTTTACCCAATTCAAAATGATTGTGTCACTTATACCGAGCGATCTACCCATTTCTCGATAACTTTCATTTCCGTTCAAATAACGTAGAACGATTTGTATTTTTTCATCAGCTGTAAATTTAGCCATAGAAAAACTGCACCTCCAATTGTTAGACTGTGTCTAACAATTGGAGGTGCAGTTCATACGCTCTTTTCCTTTTCTACCTCACATATACATACACCACATTTGTTGTTATATAGTACGTTTTCCGCTTACCATTATGCACCTTATACTGTGATGAACCATTCACAACTACCTTCTCATCAATGATAAATCCTTCCCCTTTTTTTACTATACCAGCCACATCTTTATCTTGCCAAGATGGAGAATGATAAAAACGTAGATTGTTCACTTTTGAAACAACACGCTTTCCAACAATAGCAGAATCTGCTGTACTCTTCTGTTCAAACTTCACATAAGCCGGATTATATTTCACCCACTGCTCCCCACCTAAGTTTAACCAACCGTCTTTCTCTCCCCATACTTGATAGGCTTCTGGTTTGTTTAACTGGCGAATGACATCATAGTTGGTTCCTGGTCCTTTTCTAAGATTCACATTGTATCCTAGGATGTGTGCGATTCCTTGCGTGTGGACGACTGGTCCCTCTTCACCTGTTGTTTCTACTACTTCGCCACTGTTATACGCCCGCTGCACATCACTTCTAAACTGAGATTTTGATACACCATGGCTACGTAAATAATCAATCGGGTCTTCATGATCTGTACCGCCGAGGTACTTTCTCACATCGTTATGCGTCCATAAGCCTTTTTCTACGGATAGATGATTATCTTTTAAGATTCTGGCCAGTAATCCTACATATTTTTCATAACTACGCTTAAACTTGCTGTAATCAGCTGTTTCACATAACTCTACATGGACAAATCGTTTATTCGCTGCTGGTCCTGCACCATAGGCAATATAATCTGTGGAGGCAATTTGAATGATTTCCTTCCAATCGACTGCATAGTGAACAAATGCATTTCTCCAGGTACGTGTCTCATAACGTTGAATATTAATGGCCGGTGCTTCCGGTGTTGCGGTGCTGTGGGCAACCACTCCTTCATAAGCACCTACACCGTTTCGGTAGGGTTGTTTTGGTAAATCAGGTATCAGCAGTACTCTGTCCGCAAAAACACTTGTAGAAGGTGAAAATATCATACATAATGTTGCAATTATCCCTAGTAATCGTTTCATGTTTGTTTCTCCTCCCATAGAAAAACGCACCACCGATTGGCGATGCGTTCTCTTTGTTTTTTATTTATCTGTTTGTGCCGTTCCTTCATGGTCACTCCATACGCCTAAGGCGACACCCAATGTGAAAATATAAGGTAGTACTTCATCAATAAAACTCTTCGTCTCCAGTAACCTTCGCACAAATGAACCCCAAAAGGGACGCGAGTGCCACCCATGTTTTCCAGTTACGTAATCTCTTTTGGATGTTTTCTTTTGTCATGTCTAATCCGTCTCCTTTTCGATTGTATCAAGTCGCTTATGCGCTTGCTTGGTGCTTTCTTCTACTCTTGTCACACGTTCCCCCAGTGCAACCATTTGTTTTTCACTTGCTTTCAAATCAATCCGGATATCATCCACACCTTTTCGGATATATCCCAGTTCTGCTTTGACCTCGGCACTTTGTTGTCCATCTGCTTTGATGGATTTTGACCTGTTGAGCGCATAGCCGAAATAACTGATGGCGAGTGATAGGAGTGCAATCAGTACGCCTAGTTCGATTGTCATCCATTTTCCCTCCTCATCTATAGCAAAAAAGAGAGACAGTATTTGTCTCCCTTTTGTTTAGCAAAACCTAATTGTATACAATTGAAAAAAGCCTGCTTATGCACGCTTGACTTGTAATATCTAAATTAAAAAATTCATTGCAATATGAACAGTACTCCCGCTCGGAACACCATTCACGAAAATCCCCCCATCCGGTTTTATTGTCACTTCACAAGCTGCGGGTGTATATCCATATGCCAGTGCTGGAAAAGCAATGTGCTGTACAGGTCTATATCCAACTGGTAGTGTAGCGAATACTGCCTCATTTTGAGGATTTCGAACGGAACCAATTACACTAATCTGTTCCCCACTTCTTTTGTACTTCAAAATTCTATCAGGAACATTCTCTACCCCAGTTGTAGGAAGTGTAATCCATCCCGTATCAGTTGCTTGTTTCATTGTTCCATCCGTTCGAAATTCTACTTTTTTGGACCAATCCCAAGTATCCCCTTGTTCTTTTGTAGACGGGGCGAAAATCACTTCTCCTTGCGCCCCCTTATAAATAACCGTCTTGTAAGAGCGACTTCCTAATACAAAGGCATAATCGCTCTTATATTCCAGCAATCCTGTTATGGTATCGCCCGCTTTCTTCACAATCTCCATCGTATCTATTTGTTTGCTAACGCTATCTACACGCGTCTGAATCCGTTCTGTTACCCCTTTGCATTTCGTATCTGTTTCCTCCACCTTCGTTTGAATATAAGGCGTAAGTGCTGCAATCTTCTGATTCGCTTCATCGATTTCTTTTCGATATCCTTTTACCCGTTCCATCGCCCCATCGAACTCTGAAATATAGTTTTCTATTTTAATCTTTCCTTCTTTTACATCCCGTCTTACTATAATCCGAATGTCTGGTGTACTCATTCGTTCTGTACTTTTTTCCATCACAAAATAAGCTGTCCAATCATCCGATGTGGAAACAGCTTGAACCGATAGTGTATAGGCGAATACACCATTCTTTGCATCCACGATTTGCGCATCATCCCGAACGAACAGCCCGACTTGATTCATCGCTTCGTACTTCACTGCATACCCTGTTAAATCAATAATTTGCCCTTTTTCCTTTACATATACAGTCATCTTCAATCCGTTTTTATCATTTTGTCTGGAACGAATGGTTTTTGTAAACACAGGATCTGCTACATCTATCGTCATTTCCTCATTTCGCATGACTACACCTCTCTCTACCTATTCCTTTTCGCGCGTCTAGGCGGTCTTCTTTGACGTTTTACTTTGTTCCTATGCTTTATATTTCCTTTCGGCTTTATCGGCTCTAATTCTTCGATTCTAGCATCTGTTTGGGTTACATACTCCTGAAATGCTTTAACAGTCTGCGAAATCATCCCATATAAGCTAACACCATTTTCTTCTGCTTCTTTTGGAATAACTAAACCATAATGCGTAGGAATTGCATCTGTAGTAATTGTCGGTTCTCCTTCTTTGCGATTCATACGCATTTCATAGAGTTTTGGAATGTCCATTTTCAGATTGTACTGTTTAATCTCCCAGTCCATTACCTTGTTCAGTATGCTACCTGCAATTGGTCTAATGTTTGTTTTAAACGTTACTTTCGAAGCTACTTTGAAATCTGAAGCAATGACACCCTGATAATACGTCCCCAGCGCTGTCTTAATTTGAAGATAGCCATTTTCCCAACTCGAATTTCGTATCATCGCATTCGGGAGCATAATGTCTGTATCTCCTCCGGATGAAGTCCCAATACTTGCAATCCAATTATCATTTCGATAAAAGCGGAACTGATCTTTGACTTTAAACCTCATTTCACTTTGAGCATCTAAGACAATCATTTTATCAGCGTCAAGCATTGCATTTCCTGTTTGTGAAAAGTATAAAGAAGCTGCATTCAAGTATCCATTGTCATCGAGTCCTTTTGTGATTCCAATTCCACCAGATTTAACATTTACATCGGAGAATTGATACAACATGATGGCGCCATTTGCACCTGTTTGATTTGAGTCACCACCTAGAATAAAAGTGGGCTGTATTTCATTTCTACTATTTTTATAATATCCAATAAAGGCTCGTACTTTCGAGGACTCATACAGACGAATGAATTGTTTAGAGATATTTACAAAGTTAGCTGAATTAGATGTCTTTAAAGTCGATCCTGTTATTTCCCCGCCTTGTACAAGATTACCGCTTAGTATCCCAGCTGTAATAAAATCAGCAACAATTCTGCCGTCACTTGTAATAGCAGTTCCATATGGCCCATTCACCCCTGTGGAAGAATACCCTAATCCATTCAAGTTCCATTGCCAAACCTTTTTCGCACTCTTTTCATCTTTTGTATCCATCATTAAAATCCGATCCGGATACATACGGACATGTCCTCCAAACCCTGAATTTATAAGGCTTGTAGCATTTGCTTTTGCTGCATCCAAAATAGAACTTGGCATATTTGATACTTCTTCTTGTACCAGGTCCACCTTACAGGAAACATCTGTAAAGGATTCTTTGAAGTTACCGATTGTTATGTCCAAATACTCTTTTTTTATGGGGTCATATTTATAAGCAATTACCTTCGCTTTGATATCAACCCCATTTTCTTCATGTATAACTGTAACGGTATCTGCCATATACACACTTTGTAAATGCTTATAATCCTTATATGCTTCTGTTTGGGATAGTTCTTGAAATTCCACTTTGTATGTAGCTTTTGGTTGATCTATTTTTTGGATTGTGAACATGTCCTTAGCGGCTTGACGCAAGCGCCTGTAGGCTTCTTCTAAAGGAACTGCATCCGCTTTGTTTGCGTGCTCTCCAACGGCAGCCTTTATATCTTTACATTCCACCACCCTAATTTTAGGATGCGGGTATTTATTCATATTTGGACTATCTACATATTTTTCCGGAAGAAACAACCCATCAAATCCCTGCGGCATAATCCTAGTGACTGGGCTTTTCCAATCTACATTCCCTTCATATCCTAATAAATTTTTCTTATGACGAATCACTACCCCGCGATCCATCCCACGATTTTGTAGCATTTTTACGTCAAAATTATCTCGTTTTAATTCCCCGCCCCAACGATTAACAAATGAATTATCTTGACTAGAATCCAATAATGCTTCCACAGGATTTTTACGGACAATACGTGCACTGGCTATCTTTAGTACATCTGAATAAAACTGAAAAGGATGCTTGTATTGGCACCCTGCTGACATACGATTCATAGCCCCATTACCATTTGTTGTTTCAGCGAAAATGTCTTCAATTAGATTTTCTGTTAAGTCATAAAAAATGTGATAACATTGCGCTGTCATCTCACCCATACTTACTTTAGGAGTTACGACTCGGAATAGCTGTTCACCATCGGGGGTTGGAACTTTAATGATGCTCATACCATCTATTTCTATGCCGTGTGGAGCAAACAACGGATAGCTAAACGTAAATGCAAATAAACCGTTGAGCTCTTCCTCAACAGCTGCATGATAAATATGTTTGTCCAAAACTCCTATGCCATTATGTGTAAAATCCGTCTCATTTGGCTTATATAATGTAATCATACATAACACCATCTCGGTTCGATGATAAGTTTCGTCACTGCGCCCGTCCAGGTAAGGGTATTTTCTCCAACTTTGAAAAGTGGAAACTCTCCTATCATGTTGGGATTCATGGATGTCGTTCCTGCATACGCTTCTAATAATTCAGAATCCACGATGACAGCATGTTTCACTCCTTTTATTTGGAATGCAACATCATTCACCATCATCCTGACATCCCCATTCCCATGAATCTCTACTTTCGGAGAAGCTTCAACCGTTCCAAAATTTAAAATGCTCGCTGGTTTTGTCAATACCAGCGGGACGGTTGTGACATATTCAAATGGATCCAGTGTAAATTCCACTTCAAACTCTCCGTACTCTTCGATTTCATTTGCAATATCACCAATTTCAACAGATTTAATTTTTCGGTATACTTCATCATCAGTGAAATACAATGTTTTACCGTTTAGAAACCATGCCTTGATACGGCGGATTAAAGGTTTTATATTTTCATCTTCTAGTAAATTAAACTTCATTTTTAAAGGGACGTCTTCAAACGCCCCCTTTTTTGTTAACGAACCATGCCGCCCTGGTACTTCTATGTGTTCCACTTTTTGTTTTGCAGTTGGAATAACAGGACGATCTACCATACATATTCGGTAATCACTCGCTAATTCCGTATCAATTCCAATATCCAGCAAATCAATTCCTCCCTATTCCCATATGTAAGTTACGTCCTTTTTGTGCAAACCAATCATCTGCTTTTTCGAACAGCTTATTTAAATCACTTTCATTTCTAACGGTAGTGTGGAAAGTAACTTCATTTGTGATTTGTTGTGGTTGATTATGAATAACGTTCATTCCACCCTTACCAGCAAGTGCGTTTCCAGCTAAACTAGGTAGACCTGAAAGCATTCCGCCACCGCTTAGCATACCGTTGACTTTTGACATTGCATCTCCTAGAATTCCACCACTCGCGAACGTTCTAGGTGCAAATGCCATCATCGGTTCCATTGGTGATGCGAAAACGGGAGCGGCGAAACTACGAGGTACTAACGACGGCCTTTCGGTATTGTCATCCACACTTATGCTGAATGAGCTAAATGGATTTAATTTCCCTAACATATCTCCAGCTGAATTCCATGCATCGCGAACTTTTCCGACTACTTTGTCTAACCATTTAGAAACCCCTTTGTATAAATCATAGAAGTAGTCGATCGCTTTTTGAATCGGTCTGTATACAGAAGTAAGTGTGTCAGAAATAGCATCCCAGTTGTCTTCCACATAACCTTTGATTCTATTCGTGATGCTAGAGGTTTTGGAAGACATATTATCCCAGGCGTCTCCAACCCTGTCTTTTACCCGTCCCCAAACTTGCTCCGTAACCGAGCTGATCGTGTCCCAGTTATTTTGAACCTTACCTTTTACATCACTAGCTTTATCGCTCGTTTTAGAAGAAATTCGATCCCAAGCGTCACTGACTTTTGTTTTTATTTCTTCCCATTTTTGAGAAGTAGCGTCCCTGACCGAATTCCAACCATCCGTTGCTTTTTGTTTCACGTCTGATACTTTTTCACTTGTTTTACTAGAAATTTCGTTCCATTTATCTGAAATGTACGTTGAAACCTTATTCCAAACTTCAGACGTTACGCTAGAAATTGTATCCCAGTTATTTTTAATGGTGTCTCTAATAGGTCCGATGAAAGACTCTACAGTATCTTTTATCCATTGCCACGTATCACGTAGTATGTTTTTTATACCTTCCCAAACTGAAGATGTGAATTCAGTTATTGCGTTCCAATTTTCGGTTACAATTCCAATTAAAATATCTTTATATTCATTGAATGTGGAAGAAATAACATCCCATGCTTCTTTGATATAACCTTTCATCCATTCCCAAAATGCAAGGACAGGTTCTTTTATTAATTCCCAACCTAAAATGAATGCTGTTACTAACAATTGAAGTGGGAATGTCAGTATTCCAAAAAGGATATCCCACGCCGTTTTCGCAATTTCTTTTAATCCTTCCCAGAAAGAAGAAAATCCTTCTTTAACACCTTCCCATGCATCAGAACAAACTTGAGTAAATTCGTCCCAAATACCAGAGAACCAGTCACTTATTCCTGTCCAAAGTGATTTTGCTATCTCGCCAAACTGCATCCAAAAATCAGACCAACCAGTTTTGAATTCTTCCCACTTCCCACTGAAGTATTCAACTATTGAATCCCAGCTTTCAGATACAGTTTTACTTAAAGAATCCCAACCTTCTGATGCGCCTTCAGCGATTACATCCCACAAATCAGACATCCATGCAGAGAATTCATCCCATTTTTCACTTAACCAGTCAGTTATGGCACCCCAGTTTTTAAATATAGCGATTACAGCTACTACAGCCGCTATTATTGCCGCGATTGCTGCTACGACTAAAGCTACAGGCGCTCCGACAAATGTGGCTATTGCAGTAACTACCGTTGCAATTGCTCCACCGAAAGTTGTAAGCCAACCAACTACAGTTGTTATAACTCCGATAATCGCGCCTATTCCGGATATCAACGGACCTATTATCATGAGTAGCGGACCAAGAGCGGTGGCAACAAGAGCTACCACAGCAATAACTTTTTGCGTTTCTGGAGAAAGACCGGAAAATGCCTTAGATAAAGAATCAATCGCTTCTTTCACAACAGGCAACGCTTGTTCAGCTAGCTCTAAGAAAATCTTCCCTATAGGTTCTAACGCTTTCTTTAATTCACGGTATAAAGCTTGCGCTCTTTGTCCGAATGCTTCCTCTTGAATCGTTATAACATCCGACATTTTACCGGCAGTGTTATCTAGTTCTCCGTTAACATCCATAAGACTATAAACGCCTTTATTCCCTATATCTTCGAATTTCACGCCAAATATAGATACACCAAGCTGTGTAGCTTTTACTTGATCGTCCATTCCTTTTAATTCATTTATTACAGCTTTGAATACATCAGCAGCTGGACGTTTACCAGCTTCGAATTCTTTCCACAAGTTTTGCGTTTCTTTAGACATACCGCCGAACGCATCCGACACACCTTTAGAACCGTCTTGTACACGGATTCCGAACTCTTTTACCAAGTCATTTACATAATCTAAATTATAAGCTCCTGCATCCAACCCGTTTTTTAGAATGTTTAACATCTCGCCAGAAGTGAATCCCGCCTGTTTGAATAATGGGGTATATTCGGCTAAGTTGTCCGTAAACTCGCCAGATTTATCAAGTCCAGCTTGTAACCCGGCTGTGATAACATCAAGTGCTTGCGTTCCGTCCATTCCATATTGCGTCATTAATGCAAAAGCGCCACGAGTCGTTTCGCTCAAATCTACATCAAACGTTTTAGATAAAGCCATAACTCCTTCAGTAACTAGTTGCAATTGATCTAACGGAACGTCTTTCATGTTTTGCCATACTTTCATTACGGCGTTGTCTACTTCGCGTAAATTTTCACCCCAACCATGTAAGAAAACATCTTCAGCTACTTTACCCACATTCTCTGCGCCTTTAGCCGTTAAACCTAAAGAAGCCTGAATTTGTTTTTGTGAAGAATCGAAATCAGCAGCCCATTTACCTGTAATACCCATAACGCCAGCTACAGCAGGAGTTACCGTACTAGTTAAATTCTTACCGATCTCTTTTGTCTTTTCCCCTACTTCCTTTAACTTATTACCTGTCTTTTCGGCTACGTTAGCTTGTTCTCTTAACGATGTACTTGTTTGTTCAACTTCATTTTTCAATCGCATTTCAGCAGTTCTGGCTTCATTTAACTTAGTTTCTAATTTGTTAACTTCAGCAGAATTTGTGCCATATGCACTTTTAGCCGCTTCTAGTTGTTGTTCTAAATTGTGGACAGAACGCGCGCTTAATTCTAATTGTTCGCCTAAATGTCTTTGTTGCATTTGCAATTTTTCTGAAGCTGATAAGCTATCACCTAAAGCAACTCTTTCTTGTTCTAAAGATGATTTTAATTTATTGCTTTCTGTCACTAATTTCGCTTCAGTTTGTTGCAATTCGTTTAATTTCTGTTTTGACTTACCTACTTCACTATTTCTTTCTGATTCAGCTTGCCGCGCACGATCTAATGCTTGTGTCGTCAATTGAATCTTATTTGACATTTCAGCTTCAGCAATTTGAGCTTTTCTCATCGCTTCTTCAAGCTTTTTTACCTCTGTAGAGTTTTCTCCCCACACTTGCTTTGCTCTTTGTAATTGTTGGGCTGTTTCTTGTGTCTTCCTTTTAGCTAGTTCGTATTGTTTCTCAAGTGTGGATAGAGAAGCTGTGTGTTTATCGACTTCTGATCCAGTCAACTTCATTTGTGTTTGTGTTAACTTTAATTCTTGATTCAAGGCTCTATTTTCGCGGTTTATATCATTCAAATTCTTTTTATAATCCGCTGTATCAGCTCTAAACTTTATTACTGTTTCCTTTGAAGGAGTAGCCATTTATTTTCCACTCTCCTTTTCCTGGATATAGGCTTTCCATCCTTCGTAAGCACTTTTGTTTTCCGCTATCCTTTGCACGTCACGTAAAGGTAAATGCCAGAAAGTTTTTTCCGGTATTTCAAAAATAAATACGTATAGACTGTATAGGTCTACGACGCACTCCATTTCGAATTTCGGAAGTGCTAAGCCTTTTTTCCCGCTTTTTGATTGAAACCTTGCGCCATTTTGTTTTTATTTTTCTGTTTACCTAATACAGTCCCGAAAATTTCAAGTGCTTCTGTCATATCGACTTCATACTGTTTCGCGAATGATTCAAAATCTAAAAAGTCCGTTCCGTTAGCTTGACGATAAGCTGCATAAACAACGCGGATAGAATCCAATAAATCCATACTTCTTTCGTTACCCGTGCTTAATAATGAGCTTAGAAACGCTTTGTTAATGATTTTCTCTTTTTCTAAATTAAAAAGTGTCCACGCTGTCAAATTAGCGTTTACTTTAACTTCCTTTTCTTCTCTTGTTTCCGGGTTTACTAATGTGATAGTCTCCAACATTTAAATCTCTCCTTTTAGACAAAATGAAAGAGCGCTAACTAGAGCGCCCTGCGTATTTTTATTTTGGTGTAACCTTACGTAGTTCAGCAGGATTAAATGTAGTTAACCATTTTGTTTGAACATCAGCTGGTAAGTTAATACCTTCATAATAGAATTCACCATAAGCGTCAGGTAAAGCTGTAATTTCCACTTCGAATTCAGCTAACTCGTCTGCTCCATTTTCGATACTCTTAACAAATCCAGTAGCAGCAGAGCAATTAGGGAACGCGATTAAACGGTTATTATCTTCGAATGTATCGTATTCTTCAGCGACGAATGAGAAGTCTTCCCCCACACTTTTCATGCCATACGAGTACACATCATTGATTAAACCTTCGTTTTTAAGGCCGAAAATTTTACGGGCCACTTTTAAATCCATGTGTCCTGAGATTTTAACAGTTAATAGTGTTGGTTTCGCTTTTTTCTTTTTCGTTACACCACCGCAAATTTTTGAGATTGTTTTGATTTCCGTTTCTGCATCTAATTTACCGATACATCCGAAAGGGCTTGTTACGGATTCACCTTTAAAAAGTAAACTTGCGTTTTTAATCTCGACGGCGTCAAACACGTCAATCGTATTTGTAGGCATTTAATTTCCTCCTAATATCTTATTCATTTCTTCTATTAAGGCTTTATTAAGCTCTTCAACAGATTTGTTTGTTTCTCTATCCACACCGTGTGCCATGAAATCTTCCGGTTTGTTTCCCTTACTTTTACCGACACCTAAATCAGGAAACACCAGGTAAGCAAATTTAGGTTTTGGTTTTAAAGTTAAAGTCAGGTTTTCTTTCAATGTACCTTGAATTGATTTCGAAAGTTTGGCATGCGGTTTCTTTCTATCTGAAATAGGTATGAATCCCAGGATAGATTTTTCCATACTAGGTGAAATCTTCTTTTTCAAGTTTTCATTTATTATCTTTTCTGCAACGTTTGGTAATCGCTCAATGTTCCTTTGATACGCTTCAAATTGCGCTGAATCAACGCTAAACTTAGCAGACAAGTTTGATATTCCTCGTCAATTCAAATGTGAGTACATCCACAAAGAATTCAGTATCTTTCTTTTTCATTCTGTCTTTGAGCGATTTATTGCAAGTGTGGCCAGTTTTAGAAAGGCTACCCATGAATTCTAATTGCAGGATGTCCAAGTCTTCTCTATTTTCCGAGAAGAAATAAACAGTAACTTCCTGGGTGTAATTTGTAGCACCTGTTCTCTCGAATCCACCAGTTTCAAACACCACATGATTTATTGTGGATAGATTCGCTTCATCTTCTTGTACAATGTCCTGGTAAACTTGAGCGCCACTGAAGAATGATTCTAAGTGCTCAACCAGTTTGACATTATACTTCTCAATCCATTCGTTCCGTGTCATCAAGACCACCTACCTTTTGTAAATATAAGAACATACTATTCTTAAAACGATCAGCTTTAATGATGCTGTAAGAAACGCCACGCAATTTGAGAGTTAGGTTGTCCACATCTTTTCTTTTAAATATAGGAGCATACAACGTTTCAATCTTCCTATCTAACTGTTTCCCCACACTATTCACTAGCTGCATATCCATCTCACGACATGAAAGTTCTGCAAATCTAAGTTTGATTATCTCGACATTTTCATATCCAATTACTTTCTTAGTGGCATTTCGCATCGTTTTCTTCTCTATGACACTTACAAACCCGTCATTGTAAGTCTTTCTATGTCGTTCGATTGCCATTACACTTCCCTCTCTTTTAAGGCAACGTGTAAAATCAACCTTGAAAGTGGTTGTTCAAAGTTAGTTTCATATTGATCAAGAGCATTATTATACTCGTATCGGATGCGATTAATAACTAACTCACGCGCGGATAAATTGACCTTCAGATCAAGTTCAACGCCTACTAAATCATTCATATAGTAAACAGAACGATCTATCAGCTTTACGATGTTACTGTCTTCCTCATCCCACGTAATCGCTAGTGCTTCTTTCACATCATCAATCAAATCGAAAGGCGATACTACAACCGTCTTTGATTGCTCATTTTCCATATATGATCACCTCTTATTTAGAAGCTGGTGGTGTTACTGGCGTGTTTGGATCAACTAAACCAGAAATATCGTAAACTAAGAACGAATCATTACGATCAGCACGACCGTTCGCATACATTTTAGCGATGTATAAATCTTCATCTTCAATTGCACGAGTTTGGTCGTACACATCTAAACGTTGCGCTCCACCTAATCCTAAGAAGTAATCTTTCGCCATACCTACAACCATTTTCCCTTTTGGAACAGCGTTAGATTTTACGATTGAACCTGGGATTGGAAGAACATTGTAAGCATAAGTTCCATCCGCATTAGGACGTGTCGTGTAACCGTAAATTTTAGCCCAGTAATCAACTGGATTCACAATTAGCATTACATTGTCTGGGTTGCGTTTCCCATCACGAGTAAGTAATGCCATGATGTTACCTAAAGTGTAAGGAGAAAGGTCTTTCAGAACAGCTGTTACAGCTTTGTCAGCATTTTCTCCGTTCGCAACATTTAGTAAATCTTTCATCATACCGATAGGTTGATCTTTACCAGTACCGCGAACAATGGCTACTTCTAAAGCAACGTTTAAAGATTCAACTAATACTGTACGTACATACCGGTCTAACCAAACTGGACCTAAATCAAGCATTGCTTTACATACAGGCATGAAAGCAGATAGTTTGTATTGGCTGATGTTAATTGTTTCAAAACCTTCATCTAACAGTTCTTTATGAGCAGCGCATAATTTACCCCAGAACGCTGTTTGAACATCACCCTTTTTCAGAATCCATTCCGTTAAAGCGCCAACGTTCACAAAGTTAATTTTTGAAAGTAATTCGTGAGAACCAACTAAGTCTTCAAATACTCGTTCGATAACAGTTGGTGGCACCAATGCTTCCGTACCAGCAAAGGAATTACCAGCAATTACTTGGTTGTAATATTTTGTTTCTTGGCTAGTTAAAGCACGTCCACCGCGCGCGGCTAGGATAGCTTGGTCACTAGATTGTACAGAAGCTTGTTGTAGAATTTCGTTTTGAATACCTTGCGCGAATTGTACCAAAGCGTTATCTACCTGTTCAGGTGTTCCACTTGCTAAAACTTCGCTTAAATTTTGACGATTGTCAATTTTAGTTTCTAAATCTTTACCCATTGTAAAGTTCCCCCTATAGTTGGATAGATTTTAATAATGAAGCCATAAAGTTTGCTGATTTCTCAGCATTTTGAATACGTTTGTCACCTTCGTTTTCGATAGGTACTTCTTCTTCTGATTCTTCAATAACCGGTTCTTCGTTGGCCACACTTTTTATTGAATCTACAATTTCATCACAGAAACCATAAGATTTAGCTGTTTCAGCGGTCATGTACGTTTCGTTGTCAAGTAACGCTTCTAATTCATGAAATTCGCCGTTAAAACGATTTCTATATGATTGGATCAAAGCATCATCAACATCGCGTAACATGTTGGCTTGCTTTTCTAACGAATCAGCATTACCGTACGCATAAGTTGAAGCCCTATGAACCATCATTGTTGTATTAGATGGCATGATAATTTTGTCAGCGCCCATTGCAATCAAAGAAGCTGCTGACGCTGCAATTCCATCAACAACTGCAGTAACTTGGGCCTTGTGGCTTCGCAAATAGTTGCAAATCGCAATCCCTTCAAAAGCATCACCCCCGACAGAATGAATGTGTAATTCAATTTCGTCAGCATCCATGTTATCGAACATTTCACGCGTTTTCTTTGCGTTAATATCGCCCCACCAACCAGCGCCAACTGTTCCATGCATGTACGCGACAACTTTTTTACTGTTCTCCTGGTTCTCCATCATTAGGAACTTCGGTTGAATCTTTTCCATTTCCATCCTTTTCACCCCCCTCCATCGTTCCGCTTATCCTTGCTCTCTCATAGTTCTTAGTAACATAACGTTCCTTAGCCCCATCTTCATCGATTAATTCGCCACCTAATCGCTCAATTACATCGTTCATACTAAGTCCACCAACAGCGAATAGTTTGTCTACAGCATTAGCGAACTTCGTTAAATCGAATAATTTGAAGTTTTTCATATCGAACTTGATGTAAGTTTTGTTTAAAAATTGATCTCTAGTAAACATCTTTTTGTTGTACTCGTTAGCAATCATTTCACCGATTGGTCTAACAGAGAACAGTATGAAATGATCCAGGTCACCAGTAGGGTTACCCGAAGTAGAGATACCGCCTTCGCTCATTCCACTTAATAATGATGGTGGTATGTGAAAAGCAACGGCCACAAAGTCTAACATATCTTTTGCGAGATTCTTAATATCTCGTGTATCCATTTTTTGTGGGTCTTTACTTTGATCTTCTAAATTAACTTGCTCTGGTAAAAATAAAACCGATGCAAGTTTTTCGGGATTTGTATAATCTCTCATCTTTTCCTCAAAAAGTGCTTGTGCTGCTTTTCCGTTCTCATCAGTTAATCCATTCATGAAACGTCCTTTAATTAAAAATCTAAGTTTCCCATTTCCCTTATAATCAGACATGGCTTTTGCCAGTAGTAATCCGTATGAATTATACAAGCTATCGATAACCTGATTCATAGACTCCTGGGAAAGCCGGAAATACAAGACTTCACTTTCTTTATAAGTTTTCGTTACCATTTCACCGTTAATTGATAATGAATGATACATAAACTCTGTTAAACCATTCGTAGTTTCGCGATAAAATGAATCAGCTACCCACAATTCTTCGCCAATAGGAATAACCAACGCTTCATTTTCGTAAACAAGGTTATATACAACTTTTGTCCAGAATTCATGAGCGTTTTCATTCTTATTAGGTGCTACATTCAATTGATAGTAGTTTAAATGCCGTTTTAACTTGCCATCTCTGTAAGATTCAAAGTCACAGGCGATTAATGAACGTGCAATTAAATCAATAGCAGCGTTAACGTATAGTTTCTTGTAAGCTATTTCCGCTTTTAATAGCAGTGTTTGACAATCCGGATCGGGAATATCACTACTACTACCACCTAAAAATGATTTAAATATGTTTCTAATCCCCAATTCATTCACCTCCTTTAGTTAAAATGACCATACTTTCATATCGTTTATATCAACTGCGTAGTCTTCGATTTCTCCATCGAAATTTAAAGCGTGAGTAAACGCGAAAAACCCGTCAGTTTTTCTTTTGACAGGGTCGATTTTTTTATATTCTTTTGAGCCATTTCCTAGTTCGTCCACATAGATATTCCCACAATACCAACGCATAACAGGGTCATCGTGGAAAACGATATGATGATTAATGAATAGATGTTGGATTAACGGGTCTAACATCGCGTGAATATATGGACCACGACGTACTACCTTTACTTTTTCATGGAAACCAGCTTGTTCTAATAAAGGCTGCAAGATTACTGAACGGAATTTATCAATGGCGATGTATTTCATATCGTATTCTTTTGCTTTATCTAAGAACCAATTGATAACACGTTCTGGTTTTATCTCTTTATCGTACACAATGGTGAATAGTCCTTTTCCCACACCTATATCAATGATGTCCTGGTTTATATCCTGCATTTTCAACGCTTCGTGCCATATAAACGTGTGGTGAATCCAAATACGCTTACCATTCACCTTAAATAACAAACCTACGCTGCAGAAGTCACGTAATTCAGCAAAATCCACACCACCAACGCATTGATATTGATGTAGATTGTCTGGTAATTCTTGATTTGTAGCAAGGATATCTTCATAAGTTGCGATTTTATGTTGAAACAACTGTTTAGGAATGTTCATACGCTTTGTCATGAATTCAACATGCATCGGAATGTTGGTTTGACAATCGGCCCATTCTTCTTTCATCGTTTCAAATAGTTCCGTGTTATCTCGAATAGAAGGATTGGCTTTTTCCCAGTTTGCAATATCTTCAACTTCTTCTTCAGAGTCTAATTTGCAGATGAAGGGGAAAATCTTACTGTTTTCAACTTCTCCACTTAAAACCATTCGCGCTTTTTCTTTCATATCATCTAAAACACCACCGCGGACATATCCATCGGTTGTTAAATAAAACGTTCTACCATCTTTTACTTTCCCTAAAGCTGAACGGAATACCTTAATAGACGCGTAATCTTCGTATTCGTGAATTTCATCGAACCAAACTGATCCAGGACGCAAACCATCTTTTGTTCTAGCATTAGAAGTATTGTATTTTAAATGTGATCTGTTCTTTTTATGTTCAATTAACACTTTAGTTGTATGGAAAGACTTTTTCAAAACACTATTTTTAGGGTTGTCAATTACATTCCGAACATCTTGAAATGTAGTTTTTGCTTGTTGTTCAGAAGTTGCTATCCATTCGATATGATAATTATCAATTCCGAACTGTTTGGACAGCATATAAAAATTATGCCAACCACCATAACCATTTTTACCGCCACCACGGCCCATTAAAATTAAAATCTGATTCCAAACTAAACGGTCATTATCTTTGTATCTAACTCCATATACGCAAGCATTAACAAACCTTTGCCAAGCGTAAAGTTTGAAAGGAAAATATGGTTCTGGAATTTTAACACTGTCCTCAATAGCTTTTGCATCAATATAAACATTTGGATCGTCTAAAGTTTTTTTAACTAAAGCGACTAGTTGTTTTTGCTCTTTGCATGACCTTATTTCTCCGCTTTCCACACTATACATGTACTCACTAATGTAAGGGTGATATTTATAAGGAAGATTAGACTTCTGCTTCATCATCATCCACCTCTTCACTTACCGTTTTAAGCCCAAGTTCATTAAGAATCTTTAACATTTGTGTGTTCGTCTTATTCAACTCGTTTATACTATCGTTTTTCTTCATAAATCCGTTAGCACCTAAAACTGAAACACCACGTTCTTCAATATCAGCAATCAAATTGTTTTTAATATCCCACATTGCCATGTAATCCTCAACTAAATCAAGAAAATGTCCGTGAATGACACCGTTTGACCTCATTTGACCTAGTAAGTCATCACGGATTTTATCTCGTAAGTTAGTATGTTCTTTTAATGTTTCTTTCCAATGTCGCTTACGCCAGGTATCTCGGACAGTAGTTTCAGCAACGCCATATTTTGTAGCAATATCAGCGTATGACATGCCATTTTTATAGTCTTCAAAAGCCAATTCATAGTTCTTTTTCTTGATTGTCACGGTATCACCACACTTTCATTTATTAATTTAGACATTGAGATAATATGTATTTTTCTGTTCCGCGCGCGAAAAGCAAAAAATAAAAAGACAAATCTCCCCCCCTGCGTTGCTCGGTCCCTCAGCAAAATTTTCTCTATATTTTACCCGGGGGGTGTCTCAGGAAATTTATCTTACATTATTTTATAGCTAAACCAAAGAATCGCTCAGCATATTCAATAACAATGTGAGCTTCTGTTAAATTCATATTTAGATAATGTTCTAACCAATGTTCACGTAGACTTTTCTTTACTGTTTCAAGTGTAGTCTTCTCACATGCTCTTGGATTACATATGTGACGTATCTGTTTGTATGTTTCGTAGATGTCATTCCTAAAACGCTTATACATATCGAGATCAAATACAATGCGTTCAGCTTTTGTAAGAGAGTTAACAATACGTTCTATCTCATTGATATCATATGCATTACCTTGTATCATTAAGCTGTCCACACTTACCACTTCTCTTCATCTACTATCGTACAGCGCTTCTTTACTATGTTCTTCTCCTTGCCATGTTCTTTGTTATGGCATTGAATGCATAGTGTTTCTAGGTTGCTTAGTATGTACGCTAAGTCTGGTCTGTCACGTAACTCCTTGATGTGATGGACGTTCCTACCCTTGCTATACTTACCTTTGCGCTTGCATTCCTGACACTCACTGTGATCTCGTTCAAACGCTAATATCCTTATGTGCTTCCGCCAATATGGATGCTTATAGAACTTAATGATATTATCTTGCTCATATAGTTTATTAATCTCTTGTATTGTTAGAGGTTGCATGAATTATCCTCACCCCTTAATCAATTATAGTTTAGCCAAGTCAATCCAATCCTCCTCCAAAATAAAAAATCGCCCTTCGGCTACTCAATCGCAACTTGACGAACTATCAAATGAACTTCCTACATCATACGAAGAATGTGAAGAACAAGAAGATGAATGGCTACCGCTATCATAGCCACCGTAATCCGAACTGGATTGGCTTGCACTTGATGTCGTCGTATTGTGAATCAACCAATCATTTGTTGTACCTTCACTATTTCTGTTTCCATGTTGTTGCTTCACTTTCTTATTCTGTTCCTTCTTTTTCTTTCTTTTGAAAAATAACATGTTGTTTCTCCTCCTCAAAAATAAATAAAGCATCCAAATGGATGCGAATAGAGTCTTCGTTTGAACTTTATAGGGGTATTTATTATAGTAAATCCTCCGCCTTATCGCTCAATTTGATACAGAAGGGGAAAAATATAATAATAACTATAGCAATCGGCATAAGGAAATACCCTAGACCAAATAAAGGTTCTCTCCCCTTAAAGGATACATATTGTCTGACACTACAATACGGACACACTTTCCCTTTTTTACTAAAACTAAGTCGCCAAACATCTCTTATTTTCCATTTATTTTTACAGTTGGTACAGTATGCCATTATAACTCCCCTTATATTTATTTTATATATTTTATTATAAACGTACCCCAACATACAACACCCGATTGGATGCGAAGAGAATCGGATTGTAATCATTTTATAGATGCAATTATTTTATACAGGGAAATGAATAGACCCAGCACTTTTAGTTAACATAATGATTATTATATGACAGTCCTTCAAACGGGAAATACGCATGGTTGCGCGATTCTTGTTTTCTACCGTTATACAGTTTTTATACATCGTTGCTATAACAGTATTTCTATCACTCGTTCCTTCTTATTTCTTGCATACTCTTCACCTTGTTAACTATCTATACATTTCTCTATTTTTTACCTATGAAAAAGAGCACCCGTTTTGGATGCTCTCAATTTACTTATTCACCCGCCTGGCCGAATGTCTCTCATCATTTCAGCCCCCTGGTTTGATTTCTCTCATGTTTGTTCAACCTCCTGGCTTAATTGTTTGCATAATACATCCCCTTCCATCATTATAGCAAAAAAGAAGGTTTCTCTTGAGGCTTTCTTAGTGAATCCTCTTTTCTATTTTAAATAGTTTTTTATCATGTTCCACTGCTTTTGTATGTAAATATTCCACTTCTTCTCTTAATTCATTTACATCTACTTGCAACTGTGCAACACCTTTTCCTACTTCTTGCACCATCAAATATGATGCATCTGTTTTCTCTTCCACTCTTTGTAATCTTTCATCAATTGATGTCAAACGTTCTTCCATGCCATCAAAACGTTTTTGAATATCTGTTCCCATAGCTTGCATCATTTTCATTAACATATCTAACTTCTCTTCCAGCACAATTCCTCCTCCACACGATCTTGTATATGTATCATTGTAACACGTCTTATTTCAAGAGGAATAGAAACAAATTCTGTAGAAAAATTGATTCCTAAACTTTCCAATATAAAGAGAGCACCCGCGCCAGTTGGATGCTCTCGAGCTTCGTCCGTACCTAGAAAGGGGTTCCTATGAGTGAACTAAGACAACGGAGGTTGTCCTATACTTTTACTATATGCTTGTCCTTATGAAAGTGATACGAGAAAAACCCCCGTTTTCACAAGTGCTTTTCGAATAGAAAGGTAACGATCATGCCGCATTCTATTCACTCTACTATATGCTTGTCCGCGTGAATATGTGAAAATGAGAGAGCATCCGTGCCTGTAGATGCTCTCTAGAAAGGTTTGGCTTATGAGCCTTTTTATAAAAAAGAATAAACTTACAATCGGCACTATTATCTTATGTTTTTTGTTTTATTTTGTTACTCCCATTACGGTACGTGATATTTCACAATACATATTCTTTGAAGCACTCACCTATACTACTTCTAAAAAGGCGTTCACGATGAAATTTTCCCTTTTCTTACTCATCCTGTTTGCCTTTGTTATCTTTTTCTGTTTAGAATCTGCTTATTAAAAAGAGAACATCTTATAGATGCTCTCTCTTCTCAACGGATACATTCGATCTGCACCATTGAAGCTGGTTTCGGATTTGTGTTACCGCATGATGGAACCGTTTAGAATTATGAAAGTTACCATTGCGATGGGTGTTTTCCGCCACCTCTCACTCTCTCCATACTACCATAATACCTCATTTTTTGAGGCCAAAAGTGACATGATAGTGACATCTTTTATCTTTCTCCCAGTTTTTCAGCGATTGCGTATACAATTCCATCTCTCCAACGTAAGGCTGTTCGTTTGGTAATATGCAGCTCTTCCGCGATTCCGTCCCATGTCTTACATTGTGGTTTCGTCCAGTATTTTAATTTAACTAATCTTTGTTTCTCTGGCTCTAACAATACATACACATGTTCAATCGTATCCGCTAATTCTTCTAGGCGTCTCAGCTTCTTAGAACCTGTTTAGAATCTATGGTATAATCTGTACAAAAAAGGATATTTTCTATGATACATAATTATACAAGTAACGTTTCACGTGAACAGTTTGAACTCATCCGAGAAGATTTGGAAAACGCACGAAAAAGGACGCGTCCACGCACAGTTGATTTGTACGAGGTATTCTGCGGTGTACTATACGTTCTTACCACAGGATGCCAATGGCGTAATCTACCAAGTGATTTTCCAAACTGGCAAACAGTTTATTTCTACTATCAGATTTGGCGGAAAGTAGACGAGAATGGCATAAGTCTTCTCGAAAAAGTGCATAAAAAAATTGGTTGAAACCTATCGCGAGCAAGATGGACGTAAGAATGAGACAAGTTTCTGCATCGTAGATGCACAAAGCGTGAAAAACACATGGATAGCTGGTGAAAAAGGGTATGATGCTGGAAAGAAAGTGTCAGGAATCAAACGTCATATCGCTGTAGATACGAACGGTCTCATTCATGCAATTGATGTAACAACTGCGAACATAACAGACCGAGAGGGTGCCATCCAAATGTGTGAAAGGCACAAGAAAACATTGAAAAAAGTGACAAATATACTTTGTGATGGCGGATATACAGGGCCATCCTTTGCGCAATCAATAAAAAAAACGATTGATTGTTCCGTTGAAATCATCAAACGCTCTGAACTTCACAAATTTGTCGTGTTACCAAAACGCTGGATTGTGGAACGCACCTTTGCCTGGTTGGAAAATTACCGTAGACTGTGGAAGAATTGTGAACGAACACTTGAAAATAGTAGACAGAGTTGCTTATTGGCAGGTGTGGCAATTTTATTGAAAAGATTTTAAACAGGTTCTTATGTACGGTCAGCTTGGTTCCAATACGTTCTGTCGGACGATCTGGAACATTCCTTCTTCCGCCTCCGATATTCTCGTCATCATGCGGCGAACAGTAAATCAGATTCTTTCGTAAGAATGCAATTTCGCGCAAGGTATCGCTGTAACCATATAATTCACTCTCGATATATTTAAAAGTCGCGCCTTTCAGTTTCCCTGTTGGGCTTTCTATCATCGAATCCCTCCGATTCTTCCACACTTACTTCTTGTTTTTTTGTTCGGTATAATCCTCGTTTGATAAGTTGTCTACGTAAACTATTCCCGTAATATCCAAATTGACGCGCAATTTCCTCATAACTTTTCCCTTGCTTATGAAAAGTGACCGCTTGTTTACACAACTCATCCCACTTTTCATCGCTTTCTTTACGCATTTCTTCCACACTTTCATGCAATTGTAGTCCTCGTTTTTTCAATTGTTGGCGGATGGTGCTCGCGTTATACCCTAATATTTCCGCTATTTGAACGTATGACAGGCCTTCTTTTTTCAATTCCATTACGTCTTGACACATTTGATCCCATTTCACTTTTGTTTTATACTCTCGACTTTTCTCATCTGTAATCAGACTTTTGCCTAATTGTTGAATTTCTTGCCCAATCTCACACGCTTCTGTGCAGTATGGATGTGTTTTTCCTCCATGGTATTCACAATTCTGACAATGACCATCCAGTAAATCTAAAATACGAATTCTCGTTTTTCTTGCGTCCATACTTCATTCTCTCCTCGGTCTTTTCGTTTGTCTTTATTATACCGAGGTTATTTGTGAGGGACACGTTTGGAGAGACCAGAATCTTTTAAAGCGCCCAGAATCCTCTCTGAACGATTATATCTACCGGTATACCTAGGATATTCAGAAGTATTTTAAATTCCAATTTACTAGGTTTCTGTGAGTCTTTTTTCGTTACAAAAGACAATTTCAGAATGGAACCCTCTTTTTGCGCTCAGGTTCATGATATACCTAACCTTGTACTATACTTTCATTGATTTTTTCAATTAATTCTTCTAATTCCGCTGCCGTTTCTAAATCTGCTGTATGATCCGCAATCTCTGTTAATTTTGCAGATAATGCTAATAAAAAATCCGTCGATGCTTTCATTTCTGTTACCTCCGTATAAAATTATCCTTTTGATTTATACTATACTTAAGCCTCCATACGGCTGTAATTCTGAATTCTATGAATGAATTTCTCCTGATTCCTTTGTATCGCTTAGCAGTTAGCTTTTGCTAGCTGCTTTGTTATGTTGTATACATGTATATGTTTTGGACATACTAGACCTATACCAATGTGTTTTTGTATTTGTTATCAACTCATTTTTCCTCTTTGGAACTCTTATATAAGAGTTCTTTTCTTTGCACAAGTTACATACTCATTCCCTCATGCATATGGTATACCACGTACTCTTTACAAGAAGAGTCTTGGTCAAGGGCATCTCTGCGTAGATGCTCTTTTATTTTTTTTACATATTATTTTTAAAATGACACATACTATAAATACTTGATTTCTTAACTTTTCTGTTCTCCCATTGGAACTCTTGCGCCAGAGTTCCTTTTTTCATGCTCTAAATCCCCTAGAACTTCCCTGCCCTCAAATAATGTTTCGCTTGGTAATAAAAGTGATGGTACATCCAATTCCCAGTGAATTTTTTATCTATATAAGTTGAATTTAAGTTTTACAATTGAACGCACAATCGATTAATCACTTTTTCAGGTGTGCGATTTAACTCCTGAATAAAAGCCTGTACATTTTTTTGAATCTCGTAGACCGATGAATAAAAAACGTTATGGATGACGTCAGATTTGAGCCATTTCCATAATCCTTCAATTAGATTTAAATCCGGGCTGTAGGGAGGTAAAAATACCAATTCTAAGCGATGCAGATGTCTACTTAAAAACGGTTGGATCAGCTTCGCATGATGAATACGCGCATTATCAAGAATCATGGCTATTTTCCCGTTGGGATAGCGTTCAAGTACCTTTTGAAGAAAACGAAGAAAGGTATCCGCATCATAACGTTCTTTTTCTACACAAAACAACTCGCCGGTTTCATAATTGAGTGTACCAATGAGTTTAACACCTTGGTGTTTCCCATAAGTAGGAATCCTGCGTTGTTTTCCTTTTAGAAACCATGTATGCTGAAGAGCTTGGTAATCGCGAATCATGGACTCATCTTGAAACAGAAGATGGTCAATCTCTTCGTTTAAAAGTTTTTTTATAGGCGGGGAAGGTAACTTCCCTAAATTCTTGTTGTTTTACCGGGTCTGCTTTCGCCAACGTATACGTCGGTTTTGTGTAACTAAGCCCTAAATCATGTAAAAGTCGAGACACCCCGCGAAGTGTGTAACTTGCGTTCCATTCTCTTTTAATGAAAGAAGCGATAATGGATAAAGTCCAACTATATTTAGCTAGAAAGCCAACATCAACGGGTAGTTTAGATGCAATAACTTGAACTAACTCCTGTTCTTGTTCAGGGGATAATTTACGTGGTGCTCCTGTTGATTGTCCCATGATTAAGCCATCTAATCCTTTTTCTTTATAAGCATTCACATAATTATAGATCGTTTTTTCAGAACGACCGATCATGTTCATAATTTCTTTTATAGAATAGCCTTGCACATAGAAATAGATCGTTTGATAACGTTCATACATGCGTTTATTTTTAGTCGTTTTCATTGCTACAAGTAGGTTCTCTTTTTCGTTTTGATGTGCATTTGTCATTTGGCTCCGCTCCATTTGTCGATACGTGTTACGTATATATTTCGACAAATAATAGCTGTAACCTTTTAATTCAACTTATATATATACACAATTTCAAAGTTATATTTCGCTTTAAATGTATTCAATCTGCCTAGTAATGCTAACGGATTGTACTTTGAACGGTACTTACCTTGCAGCATTTTTTCATATCCATGTAGGTCCTCCACAATTAGAGTGAATGGAATGTTTTTCGAACGAATTAGCTCGTTTTCAAAAGCTGTTTGCGTATCCTTTTGTAAGTTCCCTGCAATCTCATCCATATGTGCTTTTCTTTCTACTCGGCTATCTAAATAGACATCACGAGATATTCCTAACTCTTCATTTTTTGGAATCATACAACCATAATCACCGGTATCTAATTTTTGATTTTTAATTGGAATGCCCTTTTGATGTAAGTAGTCAAGAATATGGCCATTTACATTTTCCCGCGTATCGATAACGATTGTGAGCGTTTTAAGAATGTTGCTTATTTCTTTATCTTTGTAATGGAAACTAATCATTCAGATCCCCCTCTCCATATCCCTTATTAATTTCAAGCTCAATCAAGATAAATACCCTTTCAATACTTGCTTTAACGTTTAATGGATCATCCGTAAAGTATGCCTTAGTTAATAAATCTAAATATTTGTATAAAATATCTAATCTGTTTTTATCCATCATTTATGACCTTTCTTCACATATATAACCGCGCGTTCATATATCTTTATCGCCATTGCATTAGATTCATCATTTTCAAATTGGCGATAATCCTCATACATATCTGTCCATCCGTTCTTCGCAAGTACAATTGTCCAATCATAGAACAGTTGTAAAGAATCTGAATCCGCAAGCAGCCATTCGTATAACTGTTTGTTATGCTGCCATCCACAAAACTCATAGAATATCTTCCGGATTGTCACCTGTTCTGCACTTGCATCCTTCCATGATTGAAACCAGGTATCAATTTCACTGAAATTTTGTTCAGCCAATTGCATCACTTCCGCTGGGATGCAATTCTGTCTCTTGATTGCAATACGACCGTCACTTTCGTCTAAATAGATATCTGCGCCTGATTTCCATATGAGACTTAGAATTTCTAATACTTGCATGTGAGGAGTTTCACACCCCACCTAGCAGCTTTACCTTTTGACTTATGCCATGCTCCAATTCGTTCTTGAGACAATCGATAACCAAAACTGGTTCTACTAATAGCTTTTAAGTTATAAGTCTTACAATATTTTAAATAACGTTTATACAAATCATTCGTTACCTCAAAACTTTTAATATCTCGTTCAAGATTCTCTTCAACAAATTTTCCAATCATGTATCTCTCTCCATTCTTAGTTATTAGACCGTTATTAAAAATGGTTAAAAATGCCCTTCAATAACTAAAAGTTATTGAAAATAACTCCCTCAAACCCTACAGCCCCAAGGATTTGATTATAAAAAGGTATTGAAGTTATCCTCCGACTCCAAAGATGCTCCTAATATACTTATTTTATTTTTTTATTTTTTAAATTTATAAAAATATGAATAACTAAAATAACTAAATACATATAAAAAGGTGGTTAAACCCTTGATATGACTGAATTTCCAAAGAGTTATTAAACGTAGAAAAACAGTTATTAAAGCGCAAAAATAGTTATTGAACAGCCTTAAAATGGCTATTTTCTGCGTTTTCAGTAACTCCTTTAGTAACTGGTTTACGTTCTAATAAGGTAATTCCTGTAAAAAAAGTTTTATTCCCCGTTCCTTTCGTTTTGCCAAATCCCTTCGTTTCTAACATGCGATAGAATGATCGATTCCCTAAAGTTCGTTCCCCAGAACGAAAACACCATGTTTCATATACGTTATACAGTTCCTTTGCTTCCGTCTTGATTGCTTCATTTTTCGGTTCATCCGTATAACAAACTTCACTCAGAAATGGCCCCAGAATATCCATATCTTCTTTATATCGTCCTGTTGCTTCCGCTACTACTTTTGGCTCTTTGAGCCCCTCTTTTTTCCATTTCATGCACCCTTCAATCGCCCAGTTGAGAATCCCTGACATTTCTAATGATAATTTTTCAGATAATCGTTTATCACGTTTATGTGCTGTTAGATTCAAGTTAAAAGGAATTAATTTAACGCGTCTCCAAATTCCTTCATCCAGCCCACCAATAATCGGTTTATGATTTGTCGTAAAGAATACTTTAAAGTCTGGAACGAATTCAAAATACTCTTGTCTTAAGAATCGTGCTAAAACAGGTTCCCCGCCCGTTATTTGCTTTACAAAAGAATCGGCAAGCCTTTCCCCTTCCTCGCTCTCAATCGCGCTTACAAAACGAGCGCCGGCCAATCTTGCAATATCATTATTCGCACCTGTTTCTTTTTTCTTAATGAATGTATCTGACTTTGCTTGCTTCCCATACTCACCCATCAAGTCTTTGATGGTATTGATAAATGTGGATTTCCCATTTGAACCACCACCTACTAAAAACATCATGATTTGTTCTGAAATATCACCTGTTAAGCTATATCCAATTAACCGCTGCATATATTCCAGCAATTCTCCATCACCTAAAAAGATTTGATCTAAGAATGCAAGCCAGGTCGGACACTTCGCTTGTTCGTCAAATGTCACGTTGGTGATTTTTGATAGATATAAATTACGATCATGTGGACAAAGCTGACCTGTTCGTAAATCCACCACTCCATTTTCCACATTGAGTAAAAAAGAATGTCGATCAAATGTTTCACGTTCTCCTGGAACCAATGGCATAAGGTCCTTGATACTATTCATTCGAATGTTTCTACGCTCGCACATCCGCGCCCATTTCACTTCTGGTTCCTCCTCTGACTTATAGAGACCACGAAGTACTTTTGCTGTCATTCTTTCAATCTCTTTTCTTGTATCCATTTGCCAACGTTTGCCATCCCATATGAGCCACCCCATCTCATTTACGTATTTGATTACATGGCCATATTCATAAGCAATACGTTCTGCATTTCCGAGTTCTGTTAAACGAAATTTCTTTTTGGGCTTGTCCTCCACAACTTCAGCGGTATGTCCCTCACGGAAATCAAACGAAAATTCTTCGAATTGATCTTGATTATCTAAAATAGTTGTAGGTGTGGAAGAAACCGCATTTGCAATCGTTCGTTCCCCATATGTTTCATTTGTATCTCTAAAATGGATAACATCCCATTTATCACGCATTAGTCCACTCTCACGGAACATAGAATCCATTCGTATTACGGAATTCCCTGTCCAAAACGCTAGATAATTACATAAAGACTGATCACTTCCCGAATGGTCGCCATTTCTTACATTCCCCTGAAATAAAGAGCGTATGTCATCGCCTTTCTTACTTCGAAACATTCTTTCCCATAACGCTTCGTTCGAAATCTTGATTTCATCCTTTTCAAAGTCAGCTAGCTTCACTCGACCTTGAATATCACTATCATCAAAGTATGTTTCAAATACTTCCGCTAACTCATCTGTACGATCATACACATCATTTGAATTTTCACGATTCCCAGTGAAAGTAAAGAATCGACCGTATGAGTAAATTTCTAAACCATGTTTTGTATTTTTTCGTCCTGTTCCTAAAACAGATTGTGGAAGGCTACCTTTGATGATGATATGAATGCCTTTCTCTGATGGTGAAAATTCTGTATAGCTGTCTAATGTATCGATAATCTCTGTTGAAAATGCATTCGTTTTACCGTCCACAACACACTTATCAATATCGATTCCGATGTAATTGTCTTGTCTACTAAATACGAAACCTATACCGTCGTAATCGCCTTCTAAGTAAAACTTGACCGCTGTCGCAAACGTTGACCAAGTACGTCTATTATTTGCCTGCGCCATCTCCCCTGTAACTTGATAGGGAATTTTAGTTGCCTTACCATCTTTTTTCTCTTTTCGCCAAAGTATCCATTGCGGAAGAGCCTTTAATTCTGTTGGAATTTCGTTGAAATTGTATGGATTCTTTTTCATTTTTTCCTCCCACTTGCCTTTTAGGATATAAAAAAGAGAAGTCGGCACATACCAACCTCTCTATGTAGTTATTTAGAACGGTAACATGTCATCGCCCACTGTTACTGCTGGACCACTTGTTATCGGATTTACGTCCGACACTTCATAATATTTTGCTTTTGCTGCCGTACGCTTTTGTTTCTGGCCATCTACAACCTTATCGTATTCTTCATGTTTCACTGTGATTTTCACATTTTTATTGAGTAATTGTTTCGCCATATCTTCTGGTGAAGTAAAGACATGATTATTATGAAATCCACATGCTTTTAATAATGAGTTAACAATTTTCACAGAAACCTCATGTTCAAATGTGAATGTGTTATAGAGTACTTTCACTCCTTGATGATTCTGCGGTACGTCACTACGAATTTCAAAGTCTACAGATAGTTTTGGCTTACCTGCTTGCGTTCTACCCGCTTCTGCATTTACAATGACCGCTTCATATTTACCTTCGGCAACTAATTCAAACCCTGTATTTACGTTCGTTTCATCAAATTTAAAGAAACTCATAATTTATTTCCCCCTGTATTTTAGTTGATGGATGGCACGATTAATTCTTCTTGTATGCAACCGAGACGTGTATCTAAATGATTCTTAGCAAACACGCTTTGATTCCCTTCTAACACAAATCCCCTTGTACCATCAGCCTTTTTCACTAATTGACCGACAACATGTACAATTCCCATAATGTGATTGACGATTTTATCCCGAATATCAGGAATGAATTGTGTGTATTGCTGTCCATCATCATGCGTGATATTCCTTGTTGTTTCCCAAGCTGTGAAAATTACATTTGCATCTAATGAATTAAATGTTTCTACTAACTTTAAAAGGTGATTATCTAATAAAGCGTAATCCTTTAATTCTGGCATACCGCTTTTTGTCTTTTCACCTTTTTTCAGCAGCCATAATTTTTGGTAATGTGTTAAATTATCGATGAAGATATTATCGTACTGATCTATGTTTGCGTTTGCTAATGCATAAAACTGCAGGATGCTATCATGTGGATTCTCACCATTAATCTGAGCTACATCCACATTGTCGTAACCCGATAACACTTGGCTTGTCCCATCAATATCCAAGACTAATGTTTTACCTGGTAACAATCCAGCAACCGTTGTTTTACCGTTACCTGGCTTTGAATAGATAATGATTTTTGCTTTTTTACTTTTGGTAATGGCAGCACCGTTTGTAATTTCCAAATTATTTTTCTCCTTTACTCATGCTTTTCAGCACAAAAATAGAAGCTTCCAAATCAAAGATTTTACTCTCTGTGTTCCAAATATTTTGCTCCACAATCGGTTTCTTTTCTATTAACCTTTCTAGTTCTCGTTGATATTCACCTAATCTTCGTTGCTCCACACGTAACGACTTTTCTAATTCTTCAATGCCAGCATTCAAAACAGCATCGCCTCTTTTTGTTTACTCATTTCATGGATTTCTAGCAGCACCTGTAGTCCATATTCATAGGCAAGAACCATACAAATAGATTCGGAATCACTACAACGCTTGTATCGATCGATAAGACGCCTTAAAATGGATATCTCATTTTCCAACTTATTTTGTACCTGTCTCATAGACAATTTAGAATCCTCCCCTTTGTTCTTGAAATCCCAGCAGCGAGATCATATAACTGACTGCATTTTCTCGTAACAATATCTCTCCATCAGGCGAAATTAAAAGATCATCATCCGGTAAAATTTCACACCCGCACAAATCCTTCTGAAGCACAGGCTCATATTCTTGTGGGTCTTGAATGCCGTACCCGTTCCTCATAACCATTGCGTTTTCTATCATTTTCGATTCCACCCTTTACTTTTTAAAATATAATCGTTATACTAAAAATACCTTGTAAAGAAAGCTTTTAACACTTACGCCTCCTTCTAAAATTGAGGCGTATTTTATTTTTCAACATTTTTATCTGAATTTTCTTTCATTTATAAATAAAGCTCTGTTACAATGAAGCTAAGGAGTCATACCCTTACGAAACACTCTAGCCTTGGCCCCGTGAAAATGGGGGCTTTTTTCATTCTGATCATCCATTTGCTTGCCAAATCATAGCATGCTATACTGTACATACCTTTCATATTTATTGACGATAACAATTTACTCCAATCTAATTGTTAATAGTTCTTACCTTTCAAAGAGGCCTATATTTTAGGCCTTTTTGTCTTTCTACGTCGGATTTTTTTGTTTTACATGAAACATCTTTCTATTATAGTAAGGTGAAGGCAATGTATGAACAGGCATAGGTAAGGCCTATCTAGGTGCATATTTCAAGTAGTTTCTGTGCAAGAGTCCTAATTTCTAGGGCTTTTTTATTTGTTGTATTTCATCTGTTTACAAACTACAAAATTCGGTTATACTACAGTTAACGGAATAGATACATGTTGTTTTTATAGCAATAAGCTCTATGTACAAATTCCGTCGAAAGGGTCCTATGTTATAGGGCCTTTTCGCTTTCTATAGCTTGTATGTGAAGGTTAGCCGTATCTATTGCATGTTGCTGTAAATCCTCTAGCATTGCTTCCGTCACCCCGATACCGTACGTATCAACACTTGTAATCACCAATTGATTAAAATCCCACATTCTCGTCATTCCAACTTGTTCGACTAAGCGTTTTTCACGCTTTCCATATTGCTTGATGTTCATTCGTTTACACTCCTCTATTTCATACATAAAAATGACCTTTGTATTCGGTATTTTTTATCAACATACAAAACTCACTTACATGGTATAGTTTATGTACTGTTTCCAACATTTCTTTAACATTACCCTTTTAAGCCCTGTCCCCTAATCCAGGGCTTATCTTTTAACATGTATAAACCTTTCTTTTATAAACTCTAGTTTTATGCTGGAGTTTCTTTTTTTCAAGAATGCTAATACTACGTTTCCTGTGTGATTATTTCTCCACATTCATTCCTCCATTAATTCATTTTTCTACCTGTCATAGCAATATCTAAATCATTCATCAGTTCAAGTAGCATCTGTATGCGTTGACGTAAATTTTCTTTTGTTAGGCCATTTGCATTAGCGATAGAACCACGCATTCAAGCTGATATGGATACGTCTTGAATGAAACTATCTATAAGAGCAATGATTGTATGTACATTGGTGTTTGATAGATAATTCAACGTGGACTCTTCTTCTCTTAAATCCTCCGGATTTTTCAACAGCGCATCCGCTTTTTGCTTATAGAAATCCGCTGTATCCTTGAGTTCTGTATTTTCATCTTTTAATTCTTTTATAATGTTAATATGTTCCTCAGACTCGACCTGTACCTCTTTCTCGATAATCTGTGGCTCCTGCCCTTCTAACTCTTCGTATTGCTTACGGGTAAGCTGTTCAGATTTACGTGCTGCAAATGTTTCTTGCTCGGCAAGTTTCCTTTTCTCGGTTTCTTGATGTAATAGCTTGTCCTTTTCTTTGAGGGCTTTTTTTACTTCTCTTAGCTCACGCACCGTCATCTCATCGACTGTTTTTTCTTCTCCTGTGGAGGGAATCATGTGTGGTTCTTCGATGAATTGTTTTCGATCTATTTCTTGTGGGAGCGAAATAATTTCAAAGATTTTACCGCTATGTAAATGCGACGATGTCATCGTATTTCCTAATTGTTCAAAGGCTTGGATAAATCTTTGAGCTGTTCTTTTATTCATATCAAAATTATTCTTTAACCACCCACCAAATTCACCGCGTACCAAATCATTTTCCTTCACATACTTTAACCGCCTCCCAATCTCAAATATCGACTGTCCAGCAATTTGCTGATAGCTTTTGATTTCTGCTGTAATTACGTTGATGTCACTTGATAAATTCATCAATTCATTCACTGTTTCACGTCCTATCCTATTCACTTGGAATGACTCGTATTGAGTTCGTATGACGATGAACCAAATGTAGTCGTCCATCCGCTTTCTTATAGAACAGCCAATTTTCTGGATTTAACTTATACAAATTAATATGTATCTTCTCTCGCTTATTTGGTCGTTTACCGTTTTTCACTTACTTCCCCTCTATTTCTCAAACAGCTCGTCCACTGTTGTATTAAAATATTCTGCTAGTTTCTGAGCCTCTTTTAGGGTAAAGTCACTTTTACCGTGTTCTTTAGCAAAATAGGTTCTCGGTGCAATGTGAATCAAATTTGCTGCTTTCTCTTGTGTCATGCGTTGTTCTTTTCTAGCGATGTATAGGTTTTTATGCATGGGGATCGCTCCTTTTAAAAATAATTTCTAGATTCTACAGTGTAAGTTACCTCTGTTAACTATAAAATTAAAAAAAATCAATAAACAACTCATCTATAGAAACCTTAAAGATACTTGAAATCCCCAATAACTTCGCAGTTGTGGGTTGCCATTTACCATTTTCCATCAGGTTAACTAAAGAATGACTACAATCTAATAACTCTCCTAATTCTCTCTGTGAAAAACCTTTATTTTTCCTTAATAAATAAAGCTTCTTACCATTAAATTTTTTCATCTTCATCCCCCTAAGTTACTTCTGTTAACATCATATAACAAAATACTTTCTTCTGCAAACCTTTTTTATGTACTTTAATGGTTTTACTAAAAAAGCATTGCTTCATTTACTTATTTTAGTTATTATAATCATAGAAATGTTTAATTCAGTTAACCGGAGGGTGTTAGTAATGGTAACATTAGGAGACCGTATCAAAGCGATTCGTACTAAAAAAAATATCTCACAACAAGAGTTAGCAGACGCTTTACATGTTAATCGTTCTGCAATATCCTTATACGAAACTAATAGAAAAAGCCCTTCGAGAGAAAATACCTATAAAATAGCTACCGTATTAGGTGTATCGATAGATTATTTATTAGGTTTACAAACCGAGCCTTCTTTTCAAACTGAAAAGATTAATTCTGAAACTGCCCAACTTATGAAGCGTCTTGATAATATGCCATCCGAAACAAAGCAAACGATTATAAATTTAATTGATGACTTACTTAAAATACACGAAAAATAAACCATGATTATTGAGTATTAATCATGGTTTTAATTTTATTGACCATATGTATAAACTCTTCATCCTCACTAAAAATTCGTTCCAGTACTAACATCGTTTTAATTTTTTCTTCTACGTTTTGCCATTCCTGTTGAATTTTTCCCCCGTTTACTTTATTCATATTATCTAATCTCCTCTATAAACGATTATCTCAACACCTACTGTAAATTAGCCCCTTTTCTATAATTTTATTACTAGTTCCGATAAAAATCTTCAGATTAACCAAAAAACAAATTGTTTTTTTTCAGCAAAATATATTGACAAATAAAAACCACTTAATGAGATTCATTAAGTGGTTCCCTATAATTCAACCGCCTGGCCTAACATCCATATAATTAACAGATTTACATAAATTTCTTTCTTCTAATCCCTTATTAGAGACAAATGGTATCAGTATTAAAGTCAACATCGCTGAAAATATCAATATTTGCTTCTTCAAACTCATTCCCTCCCACCTCTTGTTTATAATCCATCATCCACTTAATTATAGCAGAATCTTCCCCACGCTTATATAATTCTCTTGCGCTTAAACTGGAAAAAAGGTAATTACCTTGAGTAAAGAATTGCTGAAGACATTTATGTAAGCTTTCATTTGATCCATCTTTCATTGCCCTAAATAAAACAATGAAATCTTCATTGTCTTTCTGATAAAAAACTTGAGCATATTTATCAACGTCAGCCAATACACTAGCCATTCCTTCTGTTTCCGCAGCATAATACATTTCTACCATTTTCATATTATAAAATGCTTCATTCTCGTAGCCTTGATCACCAATCCCTTTAGATAAATCATAACCTTCCTTTAGCATTGATAAACATTTCTGCTTATCTTCAAGTAAATAAGACATGCCAATTATATATGATGCATCTGAACTAGCCTTGAGGCCAACGTTTGCATTTTTAATAATATAAGCATATTTTCTCGCCATATCCCTATTATTTGAGCGCAGATGTACAGGCGCTAAAACCTCATATACCTTATAAAAATAGCAATGTTGGATAAAATCTTTGCGCCCACCGCTTAACTGTTTCAGCCCCTGCTCTACTTCTTTACCAAGTCCAATCATCATTGAGAACTCTTTAGAAAAATAGTAACCATAACATTTCATAATACTAATTAATATTCTCAAACAACAATCCGTAGGTTGGCGTAGGCTATTTATTTCTTTAATCAGTGATTCCCCATCAATCTCTCTTAACATATATCGATACAGTATTTCATAAACGTCCACAAATTCCTGAATACTCCCTTTATCTTTTCGATATTTTCCTATCAAACGCTTTAACAATTCCATATCCCTGATAATCGAAGCATACTCGAAGCTTTGTTTGATTAATTCAGTGGTATCAACTTTCAAGCAAAAATCACGCATGGTAGTTTTGTAGTTTTCATCAGGCAACGTTAATACTTGCGACAATTTCAAGAGACCGCAAAAACTAATGGTCCCACTTTTTTTGAACTTAGACATATATTGAGGACTTACTCCAATAGCCTCAGCAACACTCGCATATGTTAACTCAGGTCTACTGTCAATTAATTCACAAACTTCAACATGTAACGACTTCAAAGTAATCTTTCCTCCATCCAGTATAACATAAAAGCCCTCAGCTTTAATTTTCTCAATACAGGACACATTCTAAATTTACTAGGTGTGTGTTACACTGACGAGGAACTCGTATGATGCAAATGTTTGTCCTAAGGTAGCTAGGATGAACGGTGTGAGAAGTTTTGTAGGATGCACCTCTTACACACGCTCTGCGAGTTTTTATGTTTGAATTTATTTTGTTTTTTATGATTATTCTGTCTAATTGACTAACAGAAACCCCTATATTGTATACAAGATTAATGTTATCACGAACCTATATTCTCTTCCAACCCCTTACAACTTGATAAATATATGTCTCGAGAAATTTGTTCTATTTCCATAAAAATATCTTGGAACATTTTCCATTTTTAATGAATATTGGTTCATTTTTATTGTATTCTACCGAAATTAAATCCAGAAGCCAGCCAATTTTTGATGATTGTACCCAACCAATTTCGATTCTAATTACGATATTGCAATGAACAAATTCGTATTTTTCTCAATATGTGTCAACCTATTTTTATGGTATTATGATTTTATCCTTACTTGTATCATCCTGATTGGTGTCCCTCACCAATCTCCCCACTAATCCTAGTGGGGAATTTTATTTTTTGAGTATTTTCGGATTTAAATATGCTATACTGTTTTAAACGGCAATTTTATTTTCATGTAGGTAATATGTTATTAAAATTAAAGTGGTTAAAGTCAAAGAAAAGGCTCTCAATTTATTTTGGGAGCCTTTTCTTTTGGTAACAAACAAGCTATAATCTACTCAATAAATTGAATTATCAATCTTTATATATACAGGAGGGATTCCTATGGTGGCCTACAAAGATAAAGAACGCGGAACCTATTTCTTCGTTGTCAGAGTCCGTCAGTTTGATGGTACTCAAAAACAAGTGAAACGTCGTGGATTTAAAACCAAAAAAGAAGCGCGTGAAGCGGAAGCTAAAATGTTAGTTGAAAAAGAAACGAACTCCAGTTTAACGTTTGCTCAAGTTGCGGATAGTTATTTTGATTGGTATTGTCAGAGGAGGAAGGAATCTTCCATAGTCACTATTCGAAATGTTATTTACAATCACTTAGTACCCGAATTTGGAAAGATAAAGATAGATCATATCGTACCGAAACATATCATGAATTATCAAAACAAAGTTATAAATACATACTCAGCTAAACATCTAAAGAAGATTCATGCCGTACTATCTGCGATATTTAATTTTTCAATTAAATTTCATGGTCTTACGAATAACCCCGCAAGAATTACAGGTAATTTTGAAAAAGAATCCAATAAACGAATGAATTTCTGGGAATTTGAAGAGTACAAACAATTTATTTCTGTCGTGAACGAACTGTTATATAAAGCCTTTTTTTCTACGCTTTATTATAGTGGTGCTAGAAAAGGGGAATTGCTGGCTTTAACTTGGGAGGATATTAATTTTTCTGACAAAACAATTGACATTAATAAAACTGAATTTGAAAGAAAAACTACAAAACCAAAAACAAAAGCATCTAATCGAATAATTATGTTACCAACATGCTGCATTCAATTATTAGAAGAATTAAAAATAGAATACTCTAAAGAATTTCCTGTGAAAAATAATTACGTTGTATTTGGAAATTTTTATAACAGCATTGCCGTTTCCACTCTCCGTAGGAATTACCAAAAATATTTAAAGTTAGCAGGTGTCAAACCCATTTTACTCCATGAATTTAGGCATTCTCATGCATCTTATTTAATAAACAAAGGCGTTAGTCCACTTGTAGTAGCCCAACGCCTAGGTCATTCAAATGTATCAACTACACTGAATACTTATAGTCATTTATATCCATCAAAACAGGCGGAAGTAGTTGCGTTCATGGAGAATGATTTGATATAA